ATACCATCAATGGTGTCCCGTGCACTTTGAGCATCAATCTTCAGCTGAAGCTGAGACATCTGGATTTCTTGCTCAGAATGTTGATCAGGGTCGAGCTTGTATTTGTTCGACATGAGCATATTGAGCTCCTCGTAAGAAAGGTTCGGATACTGGTTAGCCATGCTAACGCGGATAGCAGTCTGATCATCCATTTCGGATGGGTTGAGCTGCTGGTATCTAAACCAATCTTCTGGCGCTCTGCCAGTGTCTTCTACAAAGCGAGCAATAGCTTCGAGTCTTTCATCGACCTTAGCCTGTTCCTGATTGAAGTAATCAAAGGATTCTATGTCCGTACCAAGCCTTTCGCTCATGTACTGAAGGACTGCACCTTCGATATCATCTTCAGAATAGTCGCTTTCTACCTGATCTGTATCTTGTTGTTCAGGAAACTCCTGAACTTCTTGATTCTGTAACGGCGCCGCCTCTGGGTCTACGTAGGGTGTAGACTCTTGCTCCTGTACGGGAGCTTCTTGAGGTTGCGCTTCTTCTTGAGGCTGCTCAGCAGCCATCATCGCGTCGGGGGTGTCGAACACCTCGATTCCAGCGATACTGTTGTTATTCTCTTCCATTATATTAAATTATTTGATTTTGATTTATCCTGCGTAGGCGAACCCAACAAAGCTATTGGAAGCCTTTACGCTGTCAAACCGCCCATAGATTGTTTGGCCAACGATCATTGGAATTGTTCTGGCCTCGGTAGGGATTGACTCATAATATCCATCTCCACGAGCTTCTGCAATTTCATCACTAACAAAAGGCTGGGAGGTTTGGGGGTCGATGAGTTTAGCTGCGGCGGTGTCGCTGAGTTCGGTGGTGTCAGCATAGATAAAGATGCCGCCGCCTGTAACAATAATGTCTCCTGCAACGGAGCACGAAATAGCGAAAAACTTTCCAGACCTGGGTGGTGCCTGAACATCCGTGGCATTAGCGTCAATCACATAAATGTTAGACGGTAGTTGATTGTGTAGATTCATATCTTATTTATTATCCGAGAGTTACAGCCGAGCTATCAAGGCCAAACACTCCGTATTCAACAATTTGATCTACGTCAGTACCGTAAACCTTCAACGTCTTATCTGTATGTACAGGCAAGAAAGCAAACTCACCGCCCCCTAGCTTGGCTACAGCAGCGTCAGAGTCGGTGGCGTTATAAACGTAGATGTACTTCTCGCGCTCTGAGTTCATGTTTCTCACGAAAACATAAGCCTGAGTAGTCTTATCGTCTGCTTTGTAAATAGTAAGGGCGGCAGAATGAGCCGAAGTCTTCAAGACCTTAGCTTTCATGAGGACGCCAGAGTCAGCCTCAACAGAAGAGTTGTACCCGATATTAAGAACCGAGGACAATATATCTGAAGACTGAACTACGAGTTGAGCCCTAAGAACACCCATTATCCTTCGTGAATAAGGACGTACTCAATCTTCATGTTGATGGCAGAGGTTGAGAACTTAAAGTCGTATGTTCCCTGCCAAGGGATGAGAGTAAAGTCTCCAGAGTAGAGCCTTCCAATCTCCTGGCTGCCAGCCTTTAGACTTACGTACTCTGCAGCGTTGGTAGAAGGGTTCTTAATGTAGATCTTGTGAGCCTTGTCGTTGGTGTACGCAGAACCTGCGAACAAAACGGCGTCAGTTTGTGCAGAGGCGTAGCTCTGTCTTGCAACACCTGTAGTTTGATCCAGGCCAGTGTTAGTTCCTGCCTTCTTGAACTGAGTGCTCGTAGAAAGCGCAAGAGTATCAGCAGTAAGGTCTGCACTACTGATATTAAGGGATGCGGTGGTTGTAGCCATATTTCTTTTGTTAGTTTGTGCAAATATAAGTATTTATCGCTTCTTCTTTAGGACGCGATATCTAGACACTCTGCCTTTCTGCCTTTTCTCCTTCCTGGCCCTAGACTTTTCAGCTGGGGTAAGCTCACTAGAGGTTACAGGGGTGTCCTTTGATACTCTTTTTGTAGGGCGGAAGGTCCTGTCTCCCTTGGAGTAATCCTTATCTCCAGACAGCGTTCTCCAGTCCTCTTTAAACCAACGTTTTAGGTTGAGGCCAGCTTTAGTCTTTCTTACTCTTGGCATTGCCCCATTTTGATGCGCCCACCTTGCGACACTTAGCCAAAGCTCCTGAAGCGTAGGCAGAGGGCCATACACTGTAGCGAGCCTTCACCTTGTGGTAGCAAGCGTCTTTGTTTGTCTTCGCCTTCATGACTTAGGATGGTTTGCGAGTTTAAACTTGGCCTTGGGTACTGCTCCAGGATGGGGCTTATACGCACCAGCCATAAGGAAGTACCTACCCCTCTCTTCCATCCAGTGATATCCTTTAGGGGGGTCTACAGACACTGTCTTGCTAGACACCTTGAGCTTCCCTCCCTTGTTGTACTTGACGGTATTCATTTTAATACGAGTTGTTCGAGTTTCTTTTGATAGTCCTTAAATGACATCTGACCAGCTCGATACTCTTTAAATAGCAGCGCCTTCTCCTTCTTCATAGAAGATTTAGACTGAGGCCCCTTGTGCTTGCCAAGGTAATTCAGGAGATGCTTTACTCCCGATGGCTTTTTCTTTGTCTTCATATCAGCAATTCCACTTTCTAAGGGCCAGAGCCTTGCGTGTAGGCTTGCCGTTTGGTTTTCTCATTGGACCCTTCATGCCGCTCATACGAGCACAAAAAGACTTTCGCCTTCCAGCAGCCTTGCTGCCTTTCTTGAGTTTCGAAGGCGGCGTAGTAACGGCTGTCTTGAGCTTGCTGCCTGGGTTGGCCCTTCTGTATGCGGCTACGCCTTTGGCTGTAAGCCCACCAGAGCGACTCTTGTGAACCCCCATCTTCATCTTGGGCATAACCCCTTTTCTCTTCTTTACCGTAGGCATATTGCAAATATAGAAAATTTAATATATAGAGTAATGGTCGTTCACATTGCCCTGCACTCTTTCCAAATCTCCGTCTGAATAATTCCTCCAAATAATAAATTCAGAGTACATACCCGCGTTGAGGTCTGTGGAGTACGCTCTTCCGATGCGACCTATGTTTGATTTCCTTTCGCCCCCAGATACCCAGCCACTTGAGCCAGAAGAAGAAAGGTTTTGTCCGTTTACATTTAACTTCTTCACCTCCGAATCAACGTACAAAGCAAAAGAGGCTATTGTATCATGAGTGAAAAAGGGGTCTGGAAGAGCGTAGTTGGTGTTGACGTTTTCGTCAGGAGCGGTGCTCGTTTCGTTCGTATGTCTAAACCTGTAGCGGGAACTATTGCCTTCGTATGAAAAGAAGTTAAACGACTGAAATGATATACCCCCGAAATACTCTCCTGCGTTATTGTTTGGACTGGTAAAGTACCCCACATCGCTGTCTTCGTCACTTACATCTGCAACAAAAGAAATCAAGAACCTGTCTGGATTGGCATTCCTTAGAACTACTTCGCTGTCAAAAGAATAAGATTGGTTGCTTTGTGTTAAATTAAAAATGACCGTGGGGTTTCCTTTGTTGTCTGTTGTTACACCCGTGCCGCTGTTACAAATCCTTGCCTGTAAAAGGGCGTTAGTTTGCGTTGCGTTGTTAAAGTTACCGCTTTGGTCGTACCAAGTCGTTACAAAGCCATTGGTGCCTTCGCAAAAAGAAGCCAGAGATGTTACGTCGAGCTCATTGTTCGCAAACCCAATATCTATTTCCTTATCATCAGACTCTCTTCTAACTCTAATGGCTGCGCCCGCATGAAGAAAACTAAGTTTACGCAAAGAGTATGCTACTTCTGCCTGATCCCTAATTTCAAGCAATCCATGAAAAAGCGGGTCTATACTTAAATCAACAGCGTTGGAGGCAGAGAAGGGTATATCAAAAGAAACAGAAGTAACAGACGAAGAAAGGTCTATATCTACGTTAGCGTCAGCACGACCCGAGGGTTCGTTAACATTAAACGAAACAAGGTCTGGCAAATTGGCAACATCGACGGCTTTGCTAGGCCTGGGGGCTATCCTGTACTTTTTATGAATGTCAAGGTGCTCCTCTGTAGTAAGGGCTCTATCGTACATACCCCAGGCGTATATATTAGCGCTTCCTGCGCCGCAAACCCTAAGGGTCTCGTCGGCATTCATAGAAATACCCGTCACCCATCGAGGAGAGGTCGAGTTGAGGATGGAGTCTACTATATCCATCTCTACTACAAACTCTCCGTCTGCATAAACCCTTGCCTTGGGGCCGTCTACTGTAACGGAAAGAACATTTGGGGACTGTTCTGTGAGGGGGTGGTAATGAAACCGATTTCCAGGAATATAGGGTGTGTATTCACCAAATTGGAGCTCACCATTTGCGGTGAGGTTGAACCCACCTGGGGGCGGATAATAATCGAGAAGGGCTTGGTTGTACGAAGAGTCTTCTAGAAAGCTAATCTGGCGAGAACGAACGCTATAGTCTTGGCCCGAGAACTTCGCAAAACCCAAGACGACGCTTCGGGAAAAGAGGACGGTGGGTATGCCCTCGAAGGGCCTCAAGTCGTAAGCAACGGAGAAAAGGTAATGTCCGCGCAAAGCGATACCGCCTTGGCCGCTTCTTGTATTTAAGCCAATTCTTCTTGAGGCACCCAGGATAGTGGGGTCGTCAGGGTCGTCAACTTCATTGTCATAGTCAAGCACAGTGCTAGACAAGTAGTCGTCTATGTCTCTATTCTCGAAAACCATAAAAGTAGTATAGGTGCCCGAGTCGTTGCCTGGGGCGTCCCAGCTTAAATACTTAGCGTTTTCTGTTTCAATATTTGGGTTTATCTTAACAAAGGTACCCGTGTTGTTAGACTCCACATCGAAATCAATTATTGTACCAGAGTCGCTAGCAGGGCCGCCAACTTGATACGCGCAGTTACTAAAATTTGAGTTGTCAGCGGCAGGGTCAGAATAAAGAATATCTAGCTGCCTGTGTACACAATCATATCCGTTGCTGCTTAGGTCGAATAAGGTGTTGCCAGACCCAGGGTAACAGGAGGGATTTGAGACGTCAAAAATAAATCTCTCGCTGCCAGTAGGTAAAGACAAAGCCTCTCTATCTTGAGAGGTGAGCCACCCCCTATTGGAGCTTACGTTTATATCTGCTGATGATGAACTTATACTTAGGTCTACGGTTGATGTCTTTACGTCTCTAACATCACCTATGTCAAGAGGGTCTACGTCAACGTTTATTGCCGCAGAGGAAAGATCTACATCTACCGTGTATAAATAAGAACTCACCTAAGCCCTATGTTATGTAGAAGCGTAGTCAGTTACGTCTTCGTTTACCACAAAGCTTCCTTTCACCCATGTCTGAATAGCCCCAGACTTGTCTGCCTGAATGTCGTAAACGTAGTTTCCGCTAGGCACCAGCTTCATAACACTATCATCAATAGTAACAGCCAAGACCCCGTTGGCCCCTGGAGTTAGGGTAATTTCACCCGCAGAACCAGTACCAGAGGTAGAGTCTCCTAAAATAGGGGTGCCAGTATCCTGATCAGAAGACCTAACCTGCATCTGAAATGAAAAAACACTATCAATAGCAATAGGAGCAAGGTTTGAGCTACTGTCCCTAAAGGTGATGTCAATAGCAAATGTATCACCCTTTCGGCATGTGATGTCTAGCGTCTGTGCAATATCCGTGTTTATACTACTCATAGTGTTTAACTAAATGGTTCTTGAAGTTCGCCTCTTTCTCCTTTTCTCTGAGACATAAGCTTTGATTGTTGAGCCGCCTGCTTGGAGATACGGTCGTCTTTCTTTTCTTCTTTGAATGTTTCGAGCTTCTCCTTAAACTCCTGATCCTCAGTCTTAAAGCCTAGCATAGACTGAGCCTTGATGATGGCTATCTCTTTCTCGAACTCGTGCTTCATCTGCTCCATCTGCATATCAACCTGAGCCTTAAGTTGAATCTTCTGAGACTCGATCTCAGCCTCCATCTGCATCTCCTGCTGTCTAGACTGTGCAGCCATCTGTGCTGCCTGCTGGGCCTGCTGGGCCTGCTGCTGCGCATTGGCTTGCGCCGCCTCCTGGGCAGCCTTCATACGCTTCTTTCTCCTTACGATGAGAAGTCTCTCCGCTTGGTTGACGTCTTTCATAGACCTCACAGCCATAGCGTCCTCAAGGTCTATCTCTTGCTGCTGCAAAGACATCTGTATGTTCTGCTCAAGGTACTGCTTGTCGGAGTCCTCCATGTCTTTGTTGACAAGGACGCCGAAGTTGTACATAGGAAGGGACTTGAATGAGTTCAAGGCTTCCATGTTGCTCATGCCAATAGCATTCTCGTAAGCCTTGTATAGTACAGAGCCCTCTGGTATAACTTGCAAGCACTTTACAATATCCTCACACACCTTCTTGTAGATGACCATAGAGGCATTGGTGATATCGTAGATAGCGTTGTTGCCTGCTGAGATAGCCTGCTCACGCACACCGACCAAAGCATCACCCTTAGGTGACGAAGCATCCATGGCCTCGTTGATACCCGTCGTATCACGAATCATCTGCAAGTAGTGGTTGTATATACCCACTAACTCGTTGATGTTTCTGATGTTGTTGTTTATGGTCTGTATAGGTGCACCCTGGAATCCACCCTCTGGGTTTTTGCTTCTGTAGTAGAAGACACCAGTCTTCTCGTAGATATCGTGCAAGTCTAGAGGCTGGAGGTCACCACCTTTTCCGAGCTGCACATTCTCAAGGCCTTCGATATCAATGATCAACCCATCTGGCTTCGCCTTGGCTATAGCCTGCTGGATCTTGAGGTGAGTGATCTGCAACATATCTGCAAAGCCCATGCAGCTGTCTACCATAGACTTAGGCTTCATGTCGCGCAGGTTCGTACACACAGAAGAGTAAGAAAGCTGAGCCCTAGTGAGATCGTGGATGTTCTTGGGCATGTTCTTAGACTTGCTGTACCCAAACATGTAAGCAGTCCCCATGATGTAGCTGCCTCCGTAGATACACTCTACCTCCATCTTATGTGGCTTGCGCTCATAGATGCTACCCTGTGGCTCCTTGTATTCGAAGCCTTTGTAGAAGAAGTTTGTGTTACCGTGTCTGCTTTCTTTTTCTTCAAAATAGATGCAGTCCACTGCCTTGAACTCAAAATCGAGGACCTCTACTGTATACTGATCGTACTCGTAGACATACCGCCCAGAGCGCTCATCAAAGCGACTCTTGTTGTACGCAGAGTACTTGTTTCCGTTGCTGCTCCTTACGGCCAAAGCAATCTTCTCGTAGCTCTCTTCGTCGAAGGAGTCGCCAGCCAATCGCTTGAGCTCACCTATCGTAATCTTCTTCGTATGACCCGCATACACCAGGTCGTTCATGCCTGGGTCCTCTGTATAGCTATGGACGAAGTTGATGGGGTCTACATACTCTGTAGAGATGCCGTAGTTGGGATCGTTGGACCTCTTTACAACAGATGTCCCAAGTGTTACAAGGTCGTTGACAGCTCTTCTAAATACGGCTTGGTCGAAGTCGTTCCAGCGGAGGGTCATCTCTGTGCCTATCTGAGCAGAGATCTCAGCATCAGTTTTGATGTTAGTATCCATCATGATTTCAGCCTCCTCTGGAGTATCTGGAATCTCTTCGGGGTCCATGTCCAGGACTACGCCTGTCTGCTCCTTCAGGGCTGCAAGTTGCTCCTTGGCCTCCACCTGAAGTCTAATCTTCTTTTTCTTTTCGTTCTTTTCGGAAGAAGACAAAGGGTCAACAGCCTCAAGGTTGGGGTATAGATTCCTAGATAGAATCTTGTTTACCACAACACGAACAAACTTAGGGAGGATGGGTACTGGAGTGTAGTCCAGATTCAACAAACTGCCGTCACCGTCATTGGGATCCAAAGACCTCAGGAGCTTCTTATAGATGCTTGTGTCTTGCACTCCATTAGAATAGTCTCTATTCTTTTGGAACATCTTGTTTCTTCTACCAAAAAGGCTAGACGTCTCACTGTTCTTACCCCACTGCCTTTCAATAGCTTTTGCATACTTGAGACCGTAAGACTGAGTTGACTTTTCTTCCGCACTAGCTAGAGGATCTGGGAATCCAAATCCCTCTTCTTTCTGGTTGTAAATGCTCATTTCTAGTATGCAGAGTTATTTTGCAAATATAACAAACTAGCCCCTTACCTTATATCGCCTGAAAAACGTCTTCTCAGAGAACTCAGCTTTAGGCTTTACTTTGGCTTTTTGAGCAGCTAAAAGCGCAAGTCCAGAACTGATGGTAAGGTCAAACTTTGTTCGCTTATCTATCTTGTATCCAATCCAATCCTCAAGGGTTCGGTTAAAATACATCTTTCCTATTTCACCAGTTTCGTAGTTGACACCTACGTGGTCGTGTATGTAAGCCTCGATTGCTTGAGCGTGAGAGTGGATGACGTCTTGAGAGTTTGAGGGTATGCCTTTGGTCTTAACCTTTATGTTTGCCGAATTGGGGTTTAAGTGCCTAGGCCTCTCAAGTAGATAGCCATCGTAACCCCTTGATTCAAAGTATCTTGCGATGCCGTACTTATTGTTTTCAATTAACAGTGGATACCCGTAAAAGAAAGCGGCCATCAGACAGTCTTCGTAAAAAATCTTTGCAAGGTCTGGCCTAGAGGCATACTCAACGACAAACATGTTGCTTGGTCTATCTAAAGAAAACTTGTTGTAAAGGTGCAAGGCTCCTTTAGACCCCCTACCATCGACGGTGGCGTCAAGGTCGTAAGAGTCAACACCACCGCATCCAAAGGCTTCGAACGGAGCCACCCTCTTAGAGCGCTCCACCTTCTTTACGTTTCTTTGAGAAGTATCTGGCATCCAAGCCACCCTAAACCTGCCGTTAGGGTCTGGAGAGAACACAACCTCCTCATCTATTGTCTTCCACACGAAGTTGCCCCTGACAACGGGGCTGGGGAATAGGTCGTCATTGTGCTCTATCTGCTGATAGATTTTACCCACGTTGAATATGCTACCATCAATACTGTCTCTAAAGGCTTCATCTTCGGTAAACGGAAACTGACGTGTAACCTCATTGAGCTCTGAAGGGTTGGCCTTGAAGGCCTCTCTTTCATTCTTGAGATACTCTTTAGATCCAATCTCAATGACCTCACCATCTATTCCGTCGACAGGGGACTCGGGCTTCGTCTCTACAGCTCTGCCATGCTTGTCAAAAAATCCCTCTAGTGCCTCTTGGGCGGGTATAAAGAGCCTGTATAGACCAGACCTAGTTCTCCCATTCGCGTTCCTCTGATTCGGATCTGAATCCTCCCATAGCTCCTTGTATTCTTTTCCGCCCTTGTTCATTGGATTTACCGTGCTTCCCACCAGGGCCTTTCCGACGACTCTTCGCCCTACGATCAAACACGTCCGTTGAATCCTCCAGGCGTCCCTTATGTCTGTAGGTTTTTCCCATTTTCCTGCCTCGTCTAAATACAACAAGTGAAGCTTCTCACCGTCGTATGCGTTATTGGTAGTATTCTTCCAGTTGACAACCGTATTAAGGGCCTCCCCTTTTTGAGCGGTCTTGTTCTTTTTCGTTATTCTCTTGCTGGGCTCTCTAAAAGCCAGCTCCATACGAGGGTTTGTAGTACCGTCTTGTATGGGCTTGAAGAAGAAAGGGTAGTGCCTAAACATGTACACCACCTTCTTCATGAAGATGTTCTCTTGCGCGTCTTTACCAGTCTTAGACTGAATACCAAGAAGCTTATCCTTGACTTGTGTGGCTTCGTCCAAAAGAACAGCGGAGCAGATATTTGTATACCCGCTCCGCCTACACTTAGTGTACAGCTGCCCTATGCAGCGAGAATCCGCCTCACACGCAGCCAAATGTAAGAAGATATTTCTTTGAAACTCTAGGTACTGTGGACTCCCGATATCCATTCGGGTCCACTGAAGCATCATGTAGTGCCGCCCCGTAATATATGTAGTGACACCTGCATTATAAATCCAAAAGCCCTCACGGCGACGGCGAAACTCCTCTTCGATATACGGAGAAAACTTCTGTCGAAACTCCCTTGGCATTTCGAGCCACTCATCCATAGACTTAATCCTAGACAACTCTTTGGGCATAGAAACTCTTTGCCACATCTGCATGTCGTCTGGCTGTCCATATCCAGAAATCTTCTTTTTGGGAGGTGTAGCGGGAAGTACAATGACCAGCCCACCGAGTTCAACAACTTCACCCTGTGTGCCGTTGGGACAAATGCTGACAGCCTGCTCATCATACTTATCGACCTTGACCAGCATAAGCCTTTACGTAGTTTTTGGATTCCTTGTTCTTAGAGCTGTTGTTCTTAGAATGCACACCCTTTCTACGAATGCGCTTCTTCTCTACTTTGACGCTTAGATTCTTCATTTAATTTTTTGTTTCGTCTTTCTACAGTCTTGATTCTGTGACAGTTGGAGCAACGTATCTCACATTTTCTCATCTCCTTTTTGATTGAGGCTATGGAATACGAACCATTCACCATATCAGAGATGTTGTGTGACTTGTCTTTTACATGATCAAAATCTAGTACCAGTGGATTTGATTCGCCACAGTCGATGCACTTGTGCAGGCTCTTGACCCTTTGCACGTAATCTCTTGCCCATCGCCTTTGTGACTTGTTCCACTTCTTAGCCTTGTCCTTGTATTTGGCACTATGCTCTTGATAGTACCTTCTATGATGGCGATTTCCGTTTTCCTAAGTTTATGTTTGACGACCTCAGACCACTGGCTGTCGTCAAGGGGGAGGGTAGGATTTCGACAGTAGATTCTAAAACTGCTGCACAAAGAGCACAAGAAATCTATGACAATCAAAAGGAATTGCCTTACGTCGAGAGGATATCTCTTTCTACTATTGCCCTGAAAGCACTGGGCTTTGAAGGTGTGAATGCCATTGGCACAGATCTCGATAACTTTACGTTTGGCACAGTCATTTTCGACATCAAGCCAGGAACT